GAGGAGAAGGGCTATAGAGTTTTTATTCACTGATATAATGAGGGAGGCTAGTCCGCTAATGAATTGGTTAATAACATTAGGCGCTATTGTAGCTACTGGATTTATTTTTTATGCTGTTAAATTACAAAATGGTAGAAAGTGAGGCTAAATCATGATTAAGTGGGAACGCTGGGACAAGAGCGTTATAGAAAATGTACATGGTAAAATTTATTACTATCGAGATCTGTACGAGGGTAAACATATGAGTTTATTTCCTCGAGCGGTTAATCTAAAAAATACCGGCGAAATTATCGGAAACCTAAAGGATCTCTCCGAGGGAAACAAATTAGCGGACGGAGTATATAAAGACGGCGTTTATGTTGGGGATCAAGAGCAAGATAGAGTTTCAAAGACGCCTTATATTATTGCTAACGTTTCTAAATTAATCCCGGAGATCCCGGCTATGTTAGTAAGCCGCTCCATAGGTCAAGTATACCCGGCTAATGATCTAGATTATACGGACGATATTAGAGAGCTGCAAAAGACTGTTATCGATGAGATCGAGGAGGATAGCAATTTACGTTTTGAACATTATACAAATATCCTCCAGCATCAAATAGACGGAGGACTCGTAGGGATCGTTACTAAAGAGGTGGACGATCTACCGCTAATCGAAATGAAAGCAAGGGATACATATTTCCCTCACTCGGACGGTAGAGGAGCGGATATAGCCCTCGAGGAAGAATACGAGGACGAAAACGGAAAGCTCGAGGAGTATTTACACATTTATAGAGAGCGGATCGAGAGACAGCCCGGACGAGATCCAGTAACTAAAAAGCGTAATTCTAATCTAATCATTGAGCATTTTCTTTATAAGTTGGGAGAGGATCGTAAATTAACCGCTCTATCCCCGGAGGAAACATTAGAGAAGCTAGGATTAGAGGAGCTAAAGACAACATATAACGATAGACGACGAGGCTTTATACATTACTGGGCTAATAACAAAACATTTAACAATGAGCTAGGCGTTTCCGCTATGGATGGACAAGAATCTAAGCAAGAGGAAATAAATTGGACTCTTACTCGAAATGCTATTGTGTTTGAGCGAAACGGTAAACCTCGTATTGCTGTAAATAAAAAGCTTATGACATATCTACGAGATAAAGCATATGACAGAACCGGCGACGATAGCCGTATAGACTCTCGAGATCTTGAGCTTATCGAAATGGACGAGGACGGACGTAGCATAGAAGTATTCCAAATCGATGTAGCTAAAATAGGCTCGCTTGAATGGGTAAAAGATCTAATGAAAATGATGTTCGTAGAGACTCAAACAAGCGAAAAGGCTGTAGATTTCTATATCGATGGGACTAATACAGGAGGAGCCGCTAGCGGTATAGCTAAATTCTATGATCTGTTTACCTCAATCATTAAAGCGGAAAAGCTAGCTAAAGAGTATGTAGCATTCTTACAAGATCTTTATGAGTCCGCTTTATGGATGGAAAGAGAATTAGGAGACTTGCCGGAGCTACCGGTAGATAAGCCGGATATACATTTAACGGATATGATCCCTATTTCTCGTAAAGAATTACTGGAGCAAGAGGCGCTTGCATATGAGAAGAAAATACAATCTCGTTATGAAACAGTTAAAAAGATTAAGCCTAACGACAGCGAGGAAAGTATCGAGGATGAAATCGCACTAATTGAGTCCGAGAATCAGAGTGACGATACTAACGGAATACTAGGAGCTAGGTCTACTCTTACTAATTTACTGGACAATAAAGACGAGCAAGTAACAGAGGATGAGGAAGAAAGTAGCGCAGATCCTAAAATTGATCCGCTAAAAGATAAAGGTAACAAAGCTCCAGTAACTCAATGATATTAACACTAGAGCGATAATGTTACACATGAAACATAGGGATATCTTTAGGGTATCCCTTTTCTTTAGGAGGTTATACTATGGCTCGTAAAACAAAAGAGGAGCAGATTGTAGAAATTGTAGCCGCTGTAGTTGAATCGTTAATAACTGATATCGGTAGTGTAGGAGATATTTTCGATAATGCACAAAAAGCCGGGCTACTCGAGGCTATTCTCATTCGATTAAAGGATCTAGGGATCGTATTAGAGCAATTATTCCCTAAAGCGATAGCAGAGGCATATTCTACAGGGCTAAAGTTCGGAGAGGCTGCACTCGTAACCGCTGGATTAACTGGAGGGACGTTAGTAGCAACAGCTCCCAGTAAATTAATACATGTAGAAGCACTCGACGCCCTCGTATCTAAAGGTATGGGAGATCTAAAAGCAGCTATTCGCACTATGGAGGAAGAAATACCGGAGCGGCTGGAGCAAGTATTAGAGAGTGTACAAAAGGATCTAGGGACTACAATCCTAACCGGCGAGAATAGAAGGAAAGCAACCGCTCGAGTAGCTCATACTTTCGCTAAAGAGGGTTTATATTCATTCATAACAGCGGATAACAAAAAGCTCCCTTTAGATTTCTACGCCGCTACGGTTACAAAGACAAAATTACGAGACGCTCATAATCAAGGATCCGTAAACCGCTATAAAGAGAATGGAGTAGATCTCGTAATAGTGGATAAACACTTTCCAACCTGTAAAACATGCTCACAAAAGCAGGGGATCGTTATTAGTTTATCCGGAAAAACTAAAGGATATGTATCAGCCGAGGAAATCGGACTCCCTCCTTTTCATCCTCATTGCAGACATACGATAAAGCCCTATATTTTACGTGGTAAATCAGCGGAGGAGATCAAACGAGACAAAGCGGTTAAATATAAGCCGGCAAAAGATACCCGGACTCCAGCACAAAAGAAAGCATATGAAACAGAGCAAAAGATCCGCAGGGTAGCCAATGCAGAAAAGAAACAATATGAGGCTATGAAATTACGACTCGGAGATAAGGCTCCTAAAACCCTAGCCGCTTTCCGTAGAATGAAGCGAAATAAAAATAAACAATGGATCCAGCTCCAAAAAGATTACAGGGAATCAATTAAAATATCAGATCTAGAGAGAGAGGGCGGCTAATGCCGCTTTTTTTGTCGTTTGCTAGCACATTTTGACGAAATAGGGTTATAATACTATTTGTAAATAAAACGCCTCCTAGCGGCGGTATAACGCTAGTGTTTGAGATAGCGAGTTTTCATCCTAACCGCTTACTCGTTATCCGTAAATATAAGCGGATAGAGATTAGCATTAAGGGAGACTATTATTATGTCAAAACAGATCGAAAAAGCTAGAGCATATATCGAGGCTAGAAAAGCTAAAAGTCCGTTTTTATTAGGCGGCTATAAATTCCTACAAGAATTTTCCGAGGCTGGAGACGGCGGAGAAGGTGGCAACACTGGAGACGACGAGACAGACGACGAGGACGACGATAGCGACGAGGATCCATCACTCGACGACTTAATGAAAGATCCTAAAATCAAAGCACAATTTGACTCTAAATTTAAAGAGGCTTTCGATAAACGTTTAAAAGGGCTAGATCTTAAAGCAGCTCGAAAAGCGTTAAAAGCCCAACAAGAAGCGGAGCAGAAAACAGCGGACGATAAAAAGGATCAAGACGACAAGACGGCAAACGATGAGGCAACTAAAAAAGCTATCAAGTTTGAGGAGAAAGCTAAACGTCTAGCGGTAAAAGAATATGCTGTAGACAATGATCTAAACCCTAAACTATTAGCTCGCCTTGTAGATCTATCCGCTATTGAAGTGGACGAGGACGGAGACATCGATCCCGACGATCTAGAGGAAGCGGTAGAAGAATTAACAAAAGAGTTCCCGGAGCTTTTTCGTAAAAAAGATACCGAGGACGATAGCGAGGATCAAGCAGACGATGAGGAGGATAAAAGCCGCTCTCATAAAGTAAGCAAGACTCGTAAAAAGAGCAACAATCCTAAAGGCGCAGATCTAGCGGATATTGGTAAAAATATTGCGTTAGAACGTGCAAAGCGTAAAGGGCGTCTTTAATAAAAATAAGGGAGGCTAACACTCAATGAATTTACAACCTCGTAAAGAGACGATTATCGCACAAGATGAGGTGTTATTAAACACTCAAAATCTAGTATTCAAAGTAGGCGGCGTTACATTAAAAGGCTCGGCTTTCGCTGGAGTAGCTAACGACGTAGTTAAATCCGGTACGGCTATTATGAAAGAAGCAGCTACAGGTTTATTTGTACCTTATGCAGACAATAGCGGAAATTTCCCTAGTGGAGCAGAGGCATATATCCTAGCTCAAGACACTGTAGTAGTAGACGGACAAAACCCAGTAAGCGGAGCTTTCGTTAACGCTTATCTAAATACAGCTAAATTAACTGGAGTTACAGCAGCATTTAAAGCAGCTACTAACCAACGTTACATTTTCGGATAATTTAATAATACAAAGGGAGGCTAACTAAATGCCATTACACGAAAAACAATTCGCTCAAGCCGCTTTTCAAGGCTACATTAACAACTATGTACCGGCTAAAGTACGTATCTTATCTAAATTTTTACCGAACAAGCCAATCTATGATACAAAATTCTCTTATAACGTAATTAACGGTAAATATGCTCAAGGAGCTTCTATTACAGGCTTTAACGCTGGAGCGCCTTTACGCTCTAAGCAAGGTCTAGAGAAAGCATTCGGAGAGGTTGCTAAAATCCAACATGGTTTCCGTTTGGATGAGGAGGAGTTATTACGTTATAACCAACCTCGTAACACTGACGAGCAGCAGCAAGTAGTAGACGAAATTTTCGACAATACCGACGATCTAATCGAGGGTATTTTAGACACTGAGGAATGGATGCGAGCGCAAGTTCTTTACAAAGGACGCCTAGAGTATGCAGCTAAAGACGTAGAATTAGACGTAGATTTTGATATCCCAGCGGCTAATAAAATTACATCTACTACTCTTTTCTCGGATTACGCTAACGCTACTCCATTACAACAATTACAAGCAGCGGTTAAACAATTTAAAGATACTAACCGCCAACAAAGACCGGTAGAAATGCACATGAGCGAAACTATGGTAAATGATTTACTTCAAAACGAGCAGATCAAAAACCATATTTACGGATCCGCTACGGATAGCCGTATCGTTACTCAAGGGCAACTACAAGCGCTATTCACTTCTCTAAATCTACCTACAATCGTATTACAAGATGAGGTAGTCGATATTGAGGGCGAAACAGTCCGCTTATTACCGGAGCGTCGTATTGTATTCTTGGGAGCTGGAGAAGTTGGTAAAACTTTTCAAGGTATCACAGTTGAGAAGAATTACAAGCCGGGTATGTATGTTATTCCGGAAATTAAGGAGACTAACCCTCCAATGCAAGCCGTTTACGTGGGAGAAACTGTATTCCCTGCTTTATCTAGTAATACAGCTATCGTACATTTAGACGCTTAATAATTAGCGGAGCTTAGTTTCTCCGCTTTTTTTAAAATAAATACACAATACAAAACAAACGGAGGTATTAATCCATTATGGCAGCACCTAAAAAATATGTAGTAGCAGATAAAGGTTATGTATTTAAAGATCGAGTTTACAAAACTGGAGAGACTATCGAGTTATCATCTACAGAATTTGAAAATGTAAAGCATTTAGTAGTTGAGCCTAAGAGCGAGGAAGGTAAAACCCTAGCAGCTCAAGCAGCGGAAACAACTAAAGAAGATGAAAAAGAAACAAAATAATTTAACTGGAGGCGGTTATAGTGGCTTATGAGTTAGAAAAAGAGTACCTTTTGAAGTTACCTAATAATCCGCTCTCCTCTATAACCGGGGATCCTCTAGATCAATTACTCTTTAAAGCTCAAGAGGATCTATCCTCGTATCATCCTAGACACATAACACCTAGAATAGTAGTTTTACAAGCGATCTACAGAGCGGAGGCGGATCCGTACTACGAGAAGCTAAAGAAACAAGGGATAACATCCTATTCTACAAAGCGAGGCTCGATTTCGTTCGGATCTACCGGGACAAGCTCTAGTATATCGTCGGAGGTTATCGAGATATTAGGAGAGCCGGCGGCTAGAGGTGGGAGGTTCTATAGCTAATGCTAATATTCCCCAAAAAGGCGACGCTTTACCAAAAGAAACGAGATCCTAATAACCCGGAACGCTTTCTAAAGGATGATTACGGACGTTTCGAGTTATTTCCCAGTGTTATAGACGTAGCTATCGATCTACGAGTAAACATTGTTAAAGATCGAGACGGAAACGAAAAGAGTACCTTTATGGATGTAGATATACCTCCGAGCGTCCATTTCACTTATGGAGACGAGCTAGAGTATATTGATCCTTTTGGCGATTCATATAGAGGAGAAATTATTTCCATAGAAGAAAATACCGATCCGCTAGGTATTGAAGTCCTTTCGAGGTTCGCTACGATTGGCTAGAGGTAACTTTTTCTCGATTGAGTGGGACGGTTTAGAAGAATTTGAGGAAATGCTCGAGGAGCTATCCGGCGACGCTTTAGAGGAGGCATTAATCGAGGAGCTATCCGAGTTTGGAGCGCTGCTCGAGGAGGCGGTTAGGTCTTTAATGCCTCGAGACGAGTCGGATCTAGAAAGCTCTTATATCGTTTCCCCAGCTAAACCGATGAGTAACGGAGTCGGAGTAGAGGGCGGATCTAATTCCGAGTATGCTCTACGGCGTCATGAGGAGCCGTATAGATCCGGTACTTATCCAAAATACGATAACGGCTCTAAATTCCCGGACTATTACGTTAATGGACGAGGCGCTCGTACTCGATCAAAAGGCGGTTTCCGAGGAGAAGAAGCCGGACGTAAATATCAAGAGAGAGCCGTAGATCTTTTAACAGAAGATTGGGAGCAAGCTAATAAACGAGCTTTAGAGAAAGCTATAGCTCGATCCGGCGGAGGTTAAAGGATGATACAGAAATTTATTAAAGATCTCCTAGCCGCTAACTTTCCCTCTTTAGAGTGGACAATAGAAAATTATACCGGTAGCGATAATACAGGAACGGTTTTAATGACTACTCCTAGTCCGGGTAACGTAAACGACGAGAGAGATTTTATGTTCCCTAGCTATCAAGTGTATCTAAGATCCTCAGATTTCGGTAAAGTCGAGTTTATCGCTTATCAAATAAAAGAGCTGCTCGATAAAAGACGAAACGAGGTAGCGGTTAGAGAGTTTTACGATAATAACAAAGTATTGCTAGGGACTAAAACCTACAATATCTTTTTTATAGATTGCGATCCTCCTATAAGAGTAGGACGAGAAGGAAAGCACATGGATTATTCCATTAATTTTAAAAGTACAATAAGGGAGGCTAAATAATGCCACAAGTTGACGGTAAATATATTCCTTTTGGTTTAGCAGATATCACAGTAACAGGAGCTACGCCGGAAGAATCAATTAAATTCGACGGTAAAGATTATTTCCAATCAGACGGCGGAGAAATCAATCTAGAGCCGGAGTTCGAGGAAATCGTTATTCAAGATTTCGGTACTCAAAAATACGATGAGATTTTAGTAGGCTTTAACGGCGAGCTAACAATCGTAGCAGGAAACCGAGATCTAAAAGTATTAGCTTTAGCAATGAGCTATACAGAGTCTATTACGGATACCGGCGGCGCTGTAGTTGGGTTAATGGATAGCAAGCCCGGCTCATCTATGCGAGCTAAAGGTAAAAAGGTTAAAATCCATCCTCGAGGCATGGGTACGGACAAGAGCGGAGATATCAACATTTA